CCGTCCCATAGAACACAATCATCATGTGCTTTCTTTAATACCTCAGCTTCATCAATGCCTTCGTCTTCAAGTTGGCCTCGAAGCTCTTCATTGACCGCGTCAATGTCTTCTGGCTTTAATTGCTCCGCAATTATTTCCATTTCAAACTCCCATCCATTGGGGGTACATATCCATTAATAAAACGCGATTTTTGCGCAAGAAGTGCGAAATCGCGTTTATTTTCTTTTATTTCCTAAAATCAGGCTGCTGCATCTTCAATCTCAACATCAATAACACTAGGTCTTGCCACTGAAAAAAGTTCCCAGTCGTTAGCTGTTAAATCCTCCATGCTGAATATGTAGTTTCCGGCATTGGGCTGTGGATTTAATACTATCTTCCATACGTGGCTCATTCCAGGCATAAGGACGATATAGCCGTCTTGTGGGTTCCATCCTGTGCGATGAAGTTGTGCTCCTGATTGTAATTGTCCAATTGCATCTGTTAACTGCATGTATTGCTCCTTGTTAGTTTATAGTTCCCTTAAAGCTTCAATAATTTCTTCGTAAAAATCATCGGCTGCTTGCTTTGTTTCACAGTCCATAAGATGTGTTATGCCGCCTGTGCCAATTTTTATTAAGTACATTCCCCCTGCTGCCTCTACCATGTTTACCCAATCAATGCTGTGTACAGGTATTGCAAATTTAGGGTCTTTTTTGCACCTTATGAGCCTCATTTATGGCAGCACTGTCAACTGGCAAGAGCCATTAGTAAAGACGGGCTTGTACCATTGTGTGCCATTAGAGCCCACAGCTCCGATAATGTCAGTTGGTAGTACGCTCACGTTTTGGGTCTTGATAAAGTTATCGAGGAATCCGGCGGCTGCAATCTCTGTAAGTGTATTGCTGGGGCAATAGAGATGTCCAAAACGCGGGATGATATTGTTCTGGCCTGGGAAGTTTAGTGTTAACTGGCTAATCTTTGGTGCTGTCATGGTGTTCTCCGTTTAATTAAAATATCCTCATTACCGGGTTGTACATATTCACAGGCTGCTTATCAGCTACCTTGTCTTGCATGATTCTATCGCTAGCAATTTCAAGGCACCCGTACCCAAGGGCGTCCATTGGATGGCTAGCCATGTTCTTATTGGGCTTGTCCTTATAGCGCTCTTCACCCGATACAGCAATGCGCGCATAAACATAGTCCTTAACAAAACCTTTAAACAACGTTGGACAATTGCGTCTATCAAGAACAAACCCTGGCTTGCCATCCACCATTTTATTTAAGAAATACCTTACCGATCCTAGGCGCGGATCGATATCATTTGTTCTTGCTCCACGGGTTGGCACACCAAGAGACGAAAGCTCCCCTATGCAGGACATCTCTTCAATTATTTCGCTCCTGTTATTCCCAGCAGGATCGGCTATTGACATGCCTATCTTGCAATAGGGAAAGTCTTTGGCAATATTTGGAATTACAATAGATTCCGCAAAGCTCCTAATCCCCATACCGTCTGCTACATATTCTTTAAGAACAAGCAATTGTCCCCGTGGAGACAATTGCATTACCACGCATGCTGGCGTTAGGCCGAAGTCCCATCCAATAATAAGCGTCTCTCCCTGAATTGCCGTTAGTGAATCAACAGCATGGAAGTCCGGATTAAATTCAGGATAAACGCGCTTACCAAAACCAACAGAACCATATTCTCCCAAGCAAAATACTTTGATGAACTCTTGAGATTGTCCTTCCGCAAGCATCTCATAGTAATTTTCGGGCAAATGAGAAGCATTATCAGCCCCAGGATTACGAACCCATCTGTTGTCTTGTCTAATAAGGCCAGGTGGCTGCTTAAATAATTTATGATGTTCAAATTCTTGTTCCTCAAAATCCTTATAAATCCAGTGATCATCTTCTGGAGGGTTAGTGTCCGCTATAATCCCTGACCAATAAGGCTCCTTACAAAAGGCCTTTGAGGGATAGCGATTAACCCGTCCCTTCATATGCGCCAAGGCTGCCTTCGGCACCTCGGAGAGCTCATTTATATAGCAGCCCGTAAGCTCTAGGGACTTTATCTTTCTAACGTCCTCTGGCCTATCTAGAGCTATGAATAATAGCTCAAGCTCTACCACCCCATGCTCATCACTAAAGACATGCTCATAGGTCATTATGGGCTTCTGGCGTTTTCTTACGTCGCCTAACTCTTCAAACCATGCAAGCCATGTGGCAAGCGTTGTTGTGGTCAGCTCACCACTTGTGTTTCGCACAATTCCCCAGCGGCTACGACGTCGTCCTGAATGCCAGCAAGGGACGCTACAAGCTCTCCGTATGATTTCTGTAGCTGCCCATGTAGACTTGCCACTTCCGTAAGGGCCCATAATGACACGCACAAAGCTATCATCGCCATGAGCAATGGCGCCCGTTTTAGTAGGAATGTACACCTTGTCTCTTTCTTGTCCATATATAACCATCCTTTGGTTGTCAATCGTCAAATGCCTGTACGATCCTTTGCGCCTAGCCTCTTCTATGCTTTCAATCCTTTTGGCAATGGCGGATGCTGTTAACATTCTTTTATCTCTTCAGCATCTTCAGCTAGCTCGGCGTTAACAAAGCGGCATGCCTCACAAATAATAAGCGTTCCCAGGAGCTTATCCTTTACAACAAAAAAAGTTTTTCCATCGCAATTCCCGCAACCTAATACATCTGCATAGCCATAAGGATTAGAATTATTCATTTTTCTAATATGCTCCTAGGCGGCGTGGTCTTATATGGTGCGTTCTTATAGTCATCTCGTAGATGTTCACGGGTTGTGAAACGCACGCCACATTTGACGCACTCTCTGCGCCTATATACTTGGTCTGTCTTGTCATCGCGTGTAGTTTCTACAATGCGCGAATCTGGATAATTACACGCCCTGCAATGCATTTATTTCCTTATTCCCCTGAGGGTCTTTACTAATGTTTGTCGTGCTGCAAATGAGAATCTTTTCATTCGCTTGTCTGAGTCCATTTCTTTTTGTGCTTTTGGATCGGATTTGTACGCGGGCGCTGTCTCTTTTTCTTTTTTCACCCGGACCTTCTCAATCCATTTATTTGGGATAGCCTGCATCATTTCTTTTTACCTAATACTCGGTTTGCTTTGGAATCTATCTTTTCCTTTGAGCTTTCTGACAGCTTCCCTTTATTGACCATCTGGGAAGCTCTAGCCTTGGCGTTTCTGGCGTGCGCTTTATCCTCCATTGGATATTTCTTTTCACCTGGGAGGCCAAATTCTGATTTAGGTATTTTCTTGCGTTTTGCCGTTGTTAGCTTAGACACGATGCTTTCTCCCTTTTCTGCTCTCAGCATAAGCAATGGCTACAGCTTGCTTTCTAGGTTTCTTTCCGATCTTGATTTCAGTCTCTATGTTCTGCTTGAACTTCGGTGTCCCTGGCTTCGCGCCCTTGAATAGTGGCATTTTGTTTATCCTTAAACAGTTTGTCCAATTGTTTTACTTTGTCTTTGAGTTAAGCCATAGCAATAAGTTATCAGAGAGCTTTTTTACATCTGCCATTAATTCACTTTGAATCTCTGGCTCAACCTTTATAAACTCAGACTCAAGAATTGGCAGAATGTAATTAGCCATGCCGTGGAGTAGCATTCTTTCGATGCTCATCATGAGCGCCTCCTATCATTTGTGACTTTTTCTATTATCTTCTTAGCGAGTCTAAGAAGTTGTATCCTTATCTCGGTGTCGCTGCCATCTATCTTAAGGACCTCTTCCTCGACGTTTTCCAGGAATACTATTAGCTCTTCATGGCTCATTTAAACGCCTTAAGCTCATAGTTTTCCTTTGTTTGTTCAGGTAAGTTGCGACATGCTCCTTGGAGCTCAAAAGCCATTTGCTTTTGCTTTACTTGCCTGTCTCTATAAATATTGTTTCTAATGGCCATATAGCCGTCAGGTTTGTTTGATACGTATTTTGCGCCACTCATAATCGCTGCTCCAATGTATTAAGATAAGATTGCATGGTTTCAACGGCCTTTTCTTTTGATTCGAAAAAATAGTCTTGATGGAACACATATCCAAATCGGACAATCTCTGAGTCTCCAGGAACATATACATGAACCTGGTCTTTATTTGCATCAACATGCACTATTCGTCCTTTCCTTATTTCAATTTCAGACGGATAAATAATGGTTGCTTCGCTCCAGTCGTCCCGTCCTGAGTGTGTGTAAAAAAACCATACCCAATCATCTATTTTAAAAGTGTTCATTTAATAAGGGTCTTTCTTTTTCTTGTCCAGTTTGTGCTCTTTTTTCTCGTGTTTCTTTTCAATCTTCCTCATACGCTCCTTGGCCTTCATTTCTTTCATGTCCTTCTTCGCTTCCTTCTCTTTTCTCACGTCCTTCTCCCTTTTCTAGTTTCTCAAGTCGTTCGTTCATTTCTATGATTGCCGCTTGTTGGCTAAAGTATCTTGAGCGCCTTCTTTCAAGCTTCCAGGCCGCTGCTGACCAGGTTCCATCGTCCATGGCGTCGTCTATTACTTGCAACCATCGCATAGAAGTTTGACCTTCTGCTTCTTTTAGGTCCTCGAAAAATTCCATGTATTCTGGTAGTTTTTCTTCTTCCGCTTTTGCTCGCCAATTCAAAAATGTTTGATAATGGATGCGTGCATAATTACAAGCAATCTCATAGGGCGCGCCTTTAGTGATCGCATAAATCATCTTTTTCTTGTATTCAGGCGTAAACTTCGTGGGCTGCCCTCTTCCTCTTTTCTGTACCACAGCACACCTCAATATTTGCGCCTATTTTTGTTAATAGTAAGCATTACAAAAAACAGTATCACGGACTCAAACCCATCAAAGCTAGAAAGGAGACTATTAATTGTACTACTGTCAAAAACACCAGTC